GATGATGCCGCTCAAGGGATACAGTTTGTCTTCGATGTGCCCCTTACGAAGACGAGGGAGAAGCAATTCTTCAGTGCGCTTCGGCGTGTCTACGGTCGTGATGTGGGCTATACAAAGGTAGCTCCTGATCGTGTGGTTATGGTTAACTACCGCAGCGGTGAGATGGATGCGGTGCCGTGGGACAGTGCCCGTGTCGCGGAGAACATTCCCTTCCTCATGCCAGATGACAGGTTCCTGTCTCTAAGTGTTGAGTTCGATCCCCAACAGGGAGGGGCTGTTGCTGGCAACCTGGGGATCAAAGAAGTTGTGAAGTTTGGTTCTATAGGTGAATATGGACCAGTCCATGATTGGGCTGCTGATCCTGATGGAAAGGAACTCTTAAATGAGAGAAGCGAGACCCGACGACCCGATCTTCAAAGCTGGCTTCGTAATCGGAGAGAAGCGGCTGAAGAACTTACCGGAAGATACGAACGTGCTGAACGAGATAGAAGAGGACCAGCCCGACGCTACTCTGTCAGAAGACCGAAAAGCAGGCAGACCCGTGAACGAGAGAGATTAGAGAGAGAACAGAGGGCGGCCCCAACCAAAGAGGAAGCCCTGCGTATCAGGGCTGCGCTGCGGAGCGGCACTATCCGGACAGGAGACTATCGGGAAAGGTTTGCAGATGACGCTCTTTCCCCAACCTATGTAGCGCCCACACCCCTGGTCTGGGAGGGGGAAGTTCACAGCGTTGTCATTCAGAAGGGGCATAATGAATGGGACGATCTGAAGCAGGGCTATAACGGCTTCGGTATCCGCCATGCGAATGAGCATCTGCCTGACATTCAGCAGAACACCCAATTTGATTCGGTGGAGTCTTTCGTTGAAGGGATGCTCAACGCCTATCAAACTTCCCGCAACACACGAGAGGCCTCTAACTTTGATCTTCGCCAAAGCGGGAGTGCCGTTGTTCTCCAATGGAACAATCCCGACTGGGGTGTTCCAGGCAAGCTGGTGTTCAAGGAGCAGTCCTACAACCGATACAAGAAGGCCATAGCAGCCAATCCAAATCTTATAAACAAAACATTTCTCGGCCTGACCACGGCCTTTGCCCTGTCTACGAATAAGGGTGCGCTCGCTCCAAAGATCATGGTGCAGATCAATCCCGCCTCTTCCAACAGAGCAAAGCGTGCGGCGGGAGAGGCCAAGCCTAATGAGCGGGTGAACCGGAAGTTACGCAAGAAGTACAGCGTGAAGCGGGGGCTTGATGAGAACTACACCCCTGAAGAGAAGAAGCTGCATGAACAGCACTTCGATACCGGGCAGGAAGAGACCTTCTTTGAGAAGATCATGCGAGGGCTTGGCCTGAACTCAAACGACTCAAGTTCATTCTTTAATAAACGCGACAAGTTCCGCACGGCGGCTGTGGATGCTAACCATCCTTGGCTGAAAGGCAGAAAGGTCTACGCAAAACAGTTGGCGAAAGAGGGGCTGGTTGACGAGATCATGGCAGACTCCTCGACGGGAGCAATGATGGCCCTGCTGACCAGGGCATCAGGGGTTGTCGCGGCTGCACTTACCAAAGCACCGATCATCTATTCCCGTGGCATGTTCGTGTCCACCGATCCAAAAGCCCTCGACCACTGGCACGATGATATCGCACAGGCTCGCCTTGAAGAAATCTGGGAGATGATAAGAAGAAGTGCCTACATCGATCCGGTCACCAGGGAAGATGTAAGCTGGGAGAGTCCGGAGAATGTCAAGGGTCTGGTGGGCATCCTTCAGGGGTTGGATAACGCAGGGCTGCTGCCACAGTTCTTTGCCTATGCAGGGGCCATGCGGGCAAAGAGACTCATAGCAGAAAAGCGTGAAAAACTTTTCACGGAAGACACGATTGCGGCCTTTGAGAAACTTGCCGAGAGATTCCCTGAGATCAAGCGTGCCCATCAGGAATATCAGCTATGGAACAATGCCCTCGTCAATCTGATGGTGGACACGGGTGTCATCTCCGAGCAGATGGGTGAGCTTTGGAAGGAAAATGCTGATTACCTGCCGTTCTACAGGGAATTTTACGCCGACGAGGGTGTTGAGTATCAGGTTCTGTCCGTTGAGGGAGACCCCCTGAGAGATACCTTGTTTGAGCGTCTTGAAAACAGGGACAACAATAAATTCTTTCCAAGTTCCTACAACGTCAAGCAGCCCAAGGAACTCAAAGGCGGAAAGCCAGTGTATCGGGTGATGGTCAACAACGTGGCCGACACGACCGGTTCATATACATCTCGCAGCGGAAAAATTCTGGAACGGGCCGATGAGCTTGCCGAGCTAAACCCCAACGCGATCATTACGATTGTCGCAGGCTCACAGAGAATCCAAGACCCCCTTAGCACCATCCTTATGAATGCCAGCGCTGCCATCACATCGTCCATGACAAACGTGGCTGTGAGCCGTGGCATCAGGGACCTGCGCTTGCTGGGCGACACGATGGCTCGCCCCGTATCAGATGAGGAAGCTCCTACAACACCTCATGCCGATAAGATTGGTATAAGGGTGAATGGCGAGACCAAATGGTACTGGGTTGGAGACCGGATGCTGGTCGATTCTCTGGCAGTCACCAACGATGTCAGCATGTCATCTCTTGGGCTACAAGCATTGCCTGCTCAACTGTTAAGAGAACTGGTCACCAAGGACCCCGGCTTCATGGCCGCCAACATGCTTCGCGATACGCTCACGTCATGGACAACGTCAGGCGTTGACGTGATGCCGGTGGTCGGCACCCTGCGCGGTTATGGCGAGGCCCTCATGGGTACGGTGAGTGCCCGTGCGCTGGAAGGCATGGGTGTGTACGGTGGTTACGACTTCAAGGGCGATCCTCAGAATGTAAAGAAATCCTTTGAAGCCCACATCAAGAGAGGCCGAAAGGTCAGGATGCGCGATGCACCGGGCCGCATATGGTATGGCTGGGACAAGATTGCCGGGGCATCCGATCTTTCGACACGCATAGCCGTCTACAATTCCGTACTGGAAGCGACGGGCAATGAGGCGCAGGCTGCGCTTGAGGCCCTGGAAGTGATTAACTTCTCCAGAAAGGGAGCCAGTCCCGTTATCCGTTACCTGACGGCGGTGGTTCCCTTTATGAATGCCCGTATCCAGGGGCTGGATGTTCTATACAGGGGATCAAAGGGTGAGATTTCTGACTGGGGCAAGCAGGCACGGCGGAAAAACTTCTACTTCCGAGCGGCGACCATCGTTGCCCTGACAGCAGCCTACCATCTCTATCACTCTCAGAGTGATGAGGAAGACGACCCTTGGTATCACAACGCACCTGAATACATAAAGGATAATTACTGGATCATTCCCCCAACGTGGGTAGGCATGAGCAAGAACTCTCCCGCCATACGCATCCCCATCCCATTTGAAGTTGGCGTTCTGTTCAAGGTTATTCCAGAGCGGATCATGTCCTTGATTGACGGCTCATCCGATGGCAGGGAAACCTGGAACTCCCTGGGCCGTCATACATTTTCAACACTGAACTTCAACCCGACACCGCAATGGGCACTCCCTGTGTTGGAAGGCGTAATGAATCATAGCTTCTACAGAGGGGAGCGCATTCTTAGTTATTGGGATGAGAAGAACGAGAGTTGGCTGGCCGATCCTGAATACGCCTCCCCGTTCGCCATCATGCTCTCAGAGTCCGTGGATAAACAGGGCGGTAGGATAAGTGCGCAGAAGATCGATCATATTTTCCGAGGGTATGTTGGGACGCTGGGGTCCTATGCCTTGATGGCAGCAGATTCTGCGGGAAGGATTGCCGCTGGCATTCCGGAACGGCCTACGAGGAGGCTGGATCAATGGCCTGTGCTTGGCCGGTTCCTGCAAGAGAACGAGGGGCGAGGGCCGATCCAGACCTTCTATGATCTTTACGAGGAGTTGGACATCTTCAACACCACCCTCAACAATCTGAAGCGGAGAGAAGACTTCAGGGGAGAGGATTATTATCGCACGTCCCGTGCTAATTTGGAGATGCACGCCGAGCAGATTAAAATCCTGAAGACCCAGCTTGATGGACTCAGAACCTTCAAGAAACAAATCCAATGGGACACGCAAGCCTCGCCTGCGGCGAAGCGCAGGGCCTTGGATGGTGTGGCCAGACTTTCCAATGAAGTTTTGAGCGGCATCAAAGACCTCCGCACCAAGGCGTTGGTTCGCCGTTAGCCCATGCGTGATCAGCTACGAGAAATCCTTGAGCGGGAAGAGGGGATCAAGCATGAGGTTTACCTCGACCACCTTGGCTATCCGACGTGCGGTATCGGTCACCTGATTCTGCCAGAGGACGAAGAGCATGGCTGTGAAGT